TTGGGGTGGAAGAAAAAATGGGACACTTTTAAGGGTGTTATGAGTTCGGTCTCGGTTTGAAACCCATGTTTGTCACACATTTATTTTATGACAAACTCTTTCAAATGATTGCAGGGGAAACAGGTTTTCCTGTGGAGTCAACCATTGTACGCCTCAAAACGACATCAGGCAAGATAATATCTCAAGGTGAAACGAGGTTCTGGTCCTGGGAGGAACTCTATCGTGTTTACCAGGAGGGGCTCGTTGCTGAGCCGACACGGGGGCCACCCAAAGGTGAATGGACAGTTGACAACGAGGGATACCCTGCCATTGAAGTGCTTGGTAAATGTTTCTCAACGAAGGAATGGTTCATTAACGCTGGCAAGGTAATGGTCAATACCCCGGCGCCGGTCAAGGAGTTAGTGACGCAAGCGCGGAGGAATATAGCATCATTCAGGCGCCGGCTAATTGAATTACAGCGAATGGCGGCCACAGCAAAGATAACAACTGCAGGTGTTGACATCACCGCAAACGTCGTTCGTTCTGTTGACGCGCTCATTCAGATCTTTCAAGATGAACCACAACGTATTAAAAAGGTTTGGGCACCCCTCTCAAAATTCACGAACTCGCAGAACGTAATGAATAAACTGCGTCTGAGTCTTTCCGACCAACCATGTTTCAGTGACCTGTCCTATGATGAGACCTTGGCCCAATATCTACGGTACCTAAACATGTTTCGAGACTTGAAGGTGAATGGAAGAACCGTAGAACCTCTCGGTTTTCACGATTACGCAATACATATACGACGTAGCCCACTCGTTGATCAGTACTTGAAGGACAGGTCCAGTTATTACCATGCCAATTGGGAATTTCCCGAGGGTGTTGATGGCATAACACGCGCGACAAAAGACATCATGGTTGGATCACTGGGTCGGTATTTAGTTAAGGACGCGGGCCAGACAGTAACCCCTGGGGAATGCCAACGTATTGCTGAATCCATCATTGATCACAACCCTGAACTCTATTTAGATGCAGAGCTGTCAGATCCTAGAAAGATCCTAAAGTCCATGGTCCAGAAATACAGTCCCTCGATTCCCTTCATAGGCACGACAAACAAAGGCGCGGTGCGATTCAGGAAACGGCGCGATCTACGAGCAGAACACTGGGATAGTGCTATTGTGCGGACTGTTAAGCACTGGGTTAAGACTGGGACCTGGCTACCAATGCTCTATCATGCGTTCCCGAAGAGCCAAGTTGTGAATAGGGAAAAACTCGACAAAGACCCCTTCAAATTGCGTTCAATCACAGGCCAAAACCTACTGTCATATGTTCAAAGCATGATCTTCTGTATGGATGTTAATAAACGAAGACACTGGTTTACCTCGCCAGGGAAGGTTGGCATGCCATTGAATGGAGCAGCCATGAATTTTGTATTTGGTGAAATCGCGACGATGAAGTACAAGGTCAGTCTTGATATAACGGCAATGGACGCACACGAGAACAAAGGTATTTTCGATGTCATCGCCGAAATTAGGAAAAGGGGATTCGCAAACCACCCACAACGTGAGGCAATTGGAAAGCACATAGATTGCATGTATCAAGCCATACGCAAAGGTTACCTAGTCAACCTCGTAGATGAAGTGGCCGTAGTCAAGAA